GATTAGATTAAGAGTTGTGCCATTAATTGTTGTAAATTCTTCATCTCCAGTTTCACAAGTTATAGGCTCTATCGCTTGTACTATTGGTATATTGGCTATTTCAAGTTGTACTCCATTTTCTTCTGCTATAAAAATTATATACATATCTTTCTCCCTCCTTTCTTACATATTACCTAAAGTTGCTAATAATTTTTGTGCTGTGTACTCTCCATATTTTTCCATATGTTCTTTTTCACCTATGAAGTTTCCAGAAACAGTTATATTTACTGTAATTCCTTTGTTACTACTCTTCTTCTCTAGAGTCTTAGTGTCTTCATGGCTCATTATTTTTGTTCCAGCTGGTAAAATAGCTGTTTCATTTCTTCCACCCTCATTTATTCCAGTTGCTCCACCTTTAAAATAAGCAGTACCTAGTGCGTGACGAGGGTTTTTAGCAATTGTAGTTGATGTTGTTCCACTCTTATTGCTTCCACCTATACTATCTGTTGTTTTTACCTCATTTATATTGACAGTTTTGTCTTCTATCTTAGTGTTATTCCAAAATTTTAACTTATCTATCAATCCACTAAAGGCTTTTTTTGCGGTTTCGATTGGGTGTAATATAATATCTAATGCATTCATTAAGCTATTCCAAGCACTCATAAAAGCACCAGTTATAAAATCTGTTACTTTATTAAAGCCCTCTTTCAACTTATCTAATGCACTTACAACTCCGTCCCAAATAGCAGTAAATATTCCACCTACAACAGTACAAACACCTAATATAACATCTTTCACATAATTAAATGCACCAACTAAGTTATCCCATAAAGTCATAGCAAAATTTTTTATAGTATCCCAATTTTGAGTAATTACATCTTTCAAAAATAAAAAAGCATTTATCATTGCTCCTATAGGGTTTCCAAACTTTATAATAAATTTTAAAACTTTACCTAATGGATTATTGTCTAATTTCTGCCAAAATTCCACTACTTTTTTCTTTACTAAATCCCAGTTTTTACATAGTAACCATATACCACCAACCAACAAGGCAATAGCAGTAATTACAAAACCTATTGGATTCGCATTCATAGCAGCATTTAATAACCATTGTTTTACAATTAAAGTTCCTGTTGCTGCCGCTTGTGCAGCATCCCAAGCCATTTTTACTTTGGTTATTGCAACCATAGCTGTTGTATAAACCCATGCTCCAAACATCACTAATTTATATGCTGCTATTGCTCCAACAAGTGTATAAACAACAGGACTTATTCTATCCCAATTATTTATTATATCTTGTGCTATATCTATTGCAACAGTTCCAGCATTTGATAATATTTGCCAAGTTTCTTCTAATGCTGGTTTAACTTTTTCAAATATTTTTCCAAACATATCCTTAATTTGTGTTATATAAGGTTCTGCTCTTGTAACTAATTCTTGAACTTTATCTGCAAGACTTAATATAAAATCTTGAATAGCTGGTATCTTACTATGAAACCACTCGGCAATAGCACCTAATTTTGGCATTAACTTTTTACCAAGTTCTGCTTGCATATCTCCCCAAGCACCTTTTGCTGCTACAATTTTACCTTCATCTGTTTCTCTTAAAGCCTTGTTAGTTCCACCAATAGCAGCTGTTAATTTCTTATTTAAAAACTCTGCTCTTTGTTCTCGCTTCATAGTTTTAAATAATTTTTCTTCTGCATCAGTTAAAGATACTCCATATTTTACAAGTCCTTTTGTTTTACCTTCTACAGCCTTACCAAATACATCAGCCATAGCAATAGCATCTTCTTGTGTACCATTAAACCCTTTTTCTTTAGCAACCATATCATCAATGATAGGTAATATAGTTTTTATTTGTTCTGCTTTTAATTTGTAGACAGCTAATTGTCCTGCACCAGCTACAGCAACATCATCTCCAACTACTCCAACATCTTGTAATGCACTAGCTTCATCCTTTAACATCTGTATATGTTCTTTTTTAAAATTAGCTTGCTTCATCAAGTTAGTTTCAAGCAACTTATCAGCTTTTAATTTATCTTTTGCAGCATCTATAGACTGTTTTATAAATACTCCAGCTGCAGCAGTTAATGCTCCAAAACCAATTGCTGCCCATTTAGCAACAGATTTCATTCCATCTTTTATTTTTCTTCCAAATGCTTTTACTTGATTTCCAGCTTTTTCAAGTTGTCTATCCATATTCTTAACACTCTTAGTAGCTTTCTGTAAAGGTGTTGTGAATTGGTCTTTTAAACTAAGTAATACACCAATAGTCTTTGCCATTTAAACCTCCTTTCTAAAAAGATAAAAAGGTACTTAGCTTTTTATACTAAGTACCTGATTTATTCATTCTTTCAATTTCAAGATCCATTGTTGCTATCATAAATAACTTTTCTTCATATGATAAATTTAATAGATAATCGTATTTAAACCCTCTAAGCAAATAAAAAGAGAGGAATGCCATATCGGTATCCTCTAATATTAGTTTTTTATATCTTCAATCTCTTCTTCTAAGACTTTACTAGCTTTATCAGATTCTTCACCTAATCCATAAAGGTTTAGAATAAAGTTAGATAGCTTGTTTATTTCCCCTAAATTTTCATCAAATACAGGTATTACAATTTCATAAGGTTGTGCTACTTCATAAGTCTTTTGCAATTCTTTATCATGTAAAATAGGACAATGTTTATAGATTAATTTACAGTTAGCATTGTAAGCTGCTTCTGTTGTTTTTTCTTCTGTACTATCCATAATTTTTATTACATCTTTTGCTTTATGTTTTACAACTTCTATTGTTCCACCCAATACTTCTGAATTAAATAGCACCACTTTCATTTTATCATTTTCTGATTGTTGTTTCTTTGCAATTAATATTTCTAATGTTATATTTTTAGCCATTTTTATATCCTCCTTATATCATATCTATATATCTAAAATGTGAAAAGTTAAAAGGAACTTCTTCCTCTCTTAAAGCTTTATTTTCAAATTTTAATGCCATTAATTCGCTAATTGTTACACCTGTTAATTCAACTCTTTCTGCTCCATAAGCTGTTGGGTCATCTAGTTTTGCAACTATTTTAAAATCAGGCATATTACCATTTCTTATCCCATCTGCTAATAGTTTTCCAATAGTTGTATCTATTTTATGGAGTGTCATAGTTCCTTCACCAGTAAAGCCCATATATCTTTTTGACTTTCCTAGTTCTCCCATAATATCCACATCTTCATATTCTAATGTAACCTTAGCCTCAAAAGATTTTACAGAACCTAATTCTTCTCCATCTAGCCATACAGCACCAAATGAACCTCTTAAAATTTTATTTTTATCCATTTTGTTAGACATTATTTACCTCCATTTCTTAGAACATATTAATTGTAAATTTAAAGTCCTCTACAGCATTTAATATTTTGATATTTGCTTTCATAAATACCTTTTTCTTAAATGTTAGTTTTTTGATTTTCTCATCATCCCATTCTTCCACTTCTTTTTTACCAACACCTAACCAAGCCAATCTTTGTGCTTCAACATCAACTTCTGAATAGTTATCATATTCTTTATCCAAAATATCCTCTTTCTCTAATTCTTTGAAATAAGCATTAATTGCAGTAAAGAATAAAACTTGATTATCATATTTGTTTTTATACTTACCTATCCATTTCTTGAATGTTGAGTAAATATCATCTCTCATTAAGTCCATAGATTCAATTATGATAATGTCTTTCATATCTTCAGTTTCATCTTGTGTAATTTCTTCTAAAGATGTACATGCTCTTGCTACTCTTATATCTCCTTCATCTTTATACAAACAGAAACCACCTTTATCAATAACATCATCTATTTCATCAAATATAGAAACTTCCTTTAAATTCCCACATAGAAAGCTAGTAGCTGATCTAGTCATTGGTAACCCTGCTAACATTCCTAGAATTGTTGGTACATATTGCCAACCTTCAACTTCTCCTCTATTATCTACAAATGTAACCTTGTCATTCATTAAGTTTACTATGCCTTTGTTATCTGGCTTAGTAGCTTTAAATACAACAGCTTTATAAGTTTTACCTGCTTTTCTCATAGATTTAATCCATGAAACAAGAGTTGAAGTATCTCCATCTTTTCCATCATAAGCTAATCCTACCCAGTTAATTCTTTCTTGTGCAACTTTTTTTAATGTATCAGATATTGTTCCATTTTTAATATTGAATACAACTACTTTATTTGGTGTGTATTCAAAGCTATCTTTAATTAATGGCAATACTTCAGCAGAATAATCTCCAGCTTCTATATCTGTAATATTCTTATATACTTTTCTATCCCATTGTTTAGTAGATTCTTTTACTATCAATCCAACTATACCTAATTGACTTCTTTTTACAGCTGTTACAGCTAATTGTTTAAAAATTATCTCAATGCTAGGTAATCCCATATATTAACCTCCTATTTTTTATCGAAATGATATTCTAATTCTTCCATCATTTCACCATCTACATCATTTTCTATTTCTTCCATACTTAAACTATCAAAACTTGCTATTAATACTCCATCTTCAGTTTCTTCAAACTCTATTTCATCAATAGGAATAGCAAAAGTTTCATTTACCCACAATGTACCTAAGAAAGCATTTTCAATTTCATCAGATATTTTTAATCTTTCTTCTCTTCCTTTACCAGGTAAAGTAGTAAAAAAATAAATTCTGATTGTAAAGTTTCTTTCCTTAAAAGTAGTCATAAAAGCACTTGTTTTAAGACCATCTAATTCAGTCCTAAAACTAGGTCTATTAAATTTTTCAGATAAATCTTTACTATCAATTTCTATTTTAGGAAATGTTTCTTTTAATTTTGTATTAACTGCCTTTAGTATTTGACTTAGTTTAATCATTAGAAACCTCCATTTTTAATAACTTCATCAATAAAGTCATCTGCAGCTTTTAAAAATTCATCTTGAAACTCTCTCTGTGAATCTTCTAAAATATGCTCTCCTTTTTTAAAACCATGTTCTTTCCCAGTTTTATCTTTTATGATGTGTCCATTTTCTATTAAATGTGCATGAGGCATTGAGTTATAAACTCTAACTGTGTCTTCTTCACCTTTATATTTATAAACTTTACCTCTTTTAAAACCTTTTAAATAGTTACCTTTTTTTACTTTTACTTTAGATTTTGCTTTCTTTTTAGCCTTAGCTTTTAATTTATTCCCTTGTTTTTGTAAGAATTTTTTAGTTTCTTTTGGATATTTTCTAGCAAGTCTTAATACTTCTTCTTCAAGTTCTTTTAAATCATCTGTTGAAAAAACTCCCATTTCTACTCCTCTTTTCTTACACAAAAAACTTCTATGAACTGATTATCTTTAAAATCTCTGTTGAAATATATAACCTCATACTTCAATCCCTCATAAATAAAAAACCAGTCCTTTTTTATTCCAGGAACTGATTTTATTCTAAATATGAATTTGAATTGATGTTGATTTTCTTCTGTTCCAGCTTCTCCATTTTTTACACTAGAATTTAAAGGAACTATTTCACAGTATGCTTTTTTAAATAACTCTGGCTTTTTATCATTTTCTCCAAGTTCATTAGTTGTGTCTATCATGTGATATACATCAATAAAATGTCTTAATCTCTTAGTTATATCATTCAAAGTTATCACCTACTTGTAACTGAGTTAATAAACTTCTAGCTGTATAACTAAGGTCTTTACTTTCCTTTTGCTCTCTGTTATCATACCAATCTTGAACAAGTACACAAGCTAGAATTTTAGACCTTTTAATAAACTTTTCTTTTGTTGCTTTTTTATCAAAGTCATTTATTGCATCTCTAAGATAATCTATTGCTGCAATCATTAAAGATTGCAACAATGTATCATCTTCATTGTAATCAATTCTTAGATAATTTTTAGCTTCTTCCAAAGTTAAAATATCTGCCATATCAATCACCTATTATTTTGTTTCTAATTCAAGATAAACCATAGCATCACTATCTACTTTTTTAACATCAAATCTTTCTATTGCTCTAATATAAGTTGCATTTTTAGTAAATCCTGCTTCAGTAGATAGTGCTAATTCTAATCCTTCTCTATCAAAGAAAGTTATAAATTCAGTCATATCTCCAACGAATACAGGTGCTTTTTTTACATTCATTGGTAATAAAGCATCAGACAATACAACAATATTTCTACCTTTAAAGATTTTTTGTGTTGTATTTTGTAAATTTACATCTAATAAAGGTCTACCTTGTTTATCTGTTAAGTTATCTAAGAAATTAAACCCTGTTTGGTTAGTTATAATTATTGCATTCGCAGAAATAGCAGGGTCTAAATCTACATTTAATGCAGTATTTATAACTGTATAATCTGCAGCTGCTTTTGGACTTAATGCTTTTAATATTGCTATTATCTTTTTGTTTTCAGTATTGATTGCCTTTTTAGTAAATCTTTTTCCAATATAAGCAGTTAAATTAGCTTTTTCATCAGCTAATAAAGTATTTGATATTGGGATAATATCTCCATAGTCAGCAACATTATATGCAACTTGTGCAAAATCAACATCTGATTTATTTATTTCATTTAGTTCTTCAAATGCAATTAATTCGCCAGTTGTTCCACTTTCTATTGGCATTGTTCCCTTAAATGATGTTACAGGTAATACATTACAATAATCTTTTAATGCTACCTTATTTCTTCTTAACTCTTTAATTTGATTAAATTGTTCTAATGGTACTAAGTAACCACCCTTGCCATCTGTTGCTTCTACTTGCCCTGGTGTTCCAGCTGCATTTAAAAATTGTTTTTCTTCTTCTGTTATAGATTTTCCTAATAGAACTCTATTATAAATTCTATTAACATTCATTTCTTCTTTTGTTCCTAATGGTGCTTTATTACCTTTATTCATAACTGTTAAAGCCTCCTCTGTTTCTGCTTCTTTTATTCTATTTTCTAAATCTTTAAAACCATTTAACTTAGCATGTGCCTCTTCAATCTTTCCACTATCTTTTAATGATGTGATCTCATTTCTAAGTATTTCTAATTCCTTTTTTAATTCTACTGATTTTTTCATAATTAAATACCTCCTATTAATAATGCAATCTCAATTTCCTTATTCAATTTATCAAGTCTTGCTTGTTCCTTTTTACTTTTTTCTTCACCAATTTTTTTATTTAATAAATTTTCTGGAATATGCTTAAATTTATTTTTTGTTTCTATACAGTTTAAAAATTCTACTTTTTCAGAAGTTTTTATATTAAATACTCCTGGAGCATCTTCCCCAGTAAACCATTTTTCTTCTTTCATAAAATCATATATTTGCTCTCTTGTTACACCTTCAATAGCTTTTTCCATATAAGCATTAACAAGTCCTTCATCAAGTTTATTTAGAACTTCAATATACTTTTCTAATTCTCCTGCATTTCCTGAAACTCTTCCCCAAGCTCTATGTATCATTAAATATGCATTACTTGGTAAAATAATTTCATCACATCCAAAAGCAATTATAGATGCAGCACTTGCAGCTATTCCATCAATATAAGCTATTGTTTTACTTTTATGATTTTTAATCATATTAGAAATTGCTATACCTGCATAAATATTTCCTCCAAAACTGTTTATATGAACATGGACCTCTTTATTTTCTGCTTCTTTTAAAGCATCTTTTATATCCAATGGATATATATTAGTATCTTTTATTCCCCATACTTCTTCTAAAAAACCATCATTTTCTGAATCACTTTCTATATCGCCATTGATATAAATTTCAGTAATTTCTGCCTGATTTTTTATTTCTAACCACTTATTTTTACTCACTTTTAGCACCTCCTTTTTCATAAGCTATTCCTAATTTTTCTAATGGCACATAACTTCCATTCATTACAATTACATCACCTCCATCTATTGCAGTAAGTCCTGCCATTTTTCTAGCCTCATTTATTGTGTATATTCCACTTTGAACATACTTGGTTAAACATTCAGCTTGTGTTTTTAGATCCCCTTTTAAAATACTCGCTACATTAAATTCAAAATGTAGCCCTTTTAGTCTTTCACTTTCTGTAAGAAGTTTTAAATTAAACTCCTCTTCATAGAGCGTCAGAATATATAAAAGAGTATCAATATAAAAAGTCAAGTTTTGCATTTCTGAATTTGAATAACTTGACTTATCATAATCATTTAAATGGTTTGGCTTTACTCCAAAAGCAGCTGCTATTTGTAAAGCACTATATTTTTTTAATTCAAAAAATTGACTATCAGTCAACTTTAAATCTAATGGTACAATATCCATTCCAGGTGGCAATGGTAGTATTCCAGTTGGATTATTTTCAGTATTAATAAATTCTTCTATTGCTTCAAGCATTTTCTTTTGTAATTCTTTGTTTAAATCTCCTGTGTATCTTAGAAGAGCCTTAGCTGTCAATCCTCTATCATATAAGTTATTCAAATACTTTTGACTTGCTTTTACTCCATTTAATGTTGTAGCTAATGTTTCTCTTACTGACATACCTACAATACCATCTTTACTTAAACCACCTTTTAAATGCAGTACCTCATCTTTTTGAAATAGATATATTTTTCCATCTTTGTTATATTCATAATATAAATCTTCTTTACCACTGAATATTTTTGCATTATCTATCCATATTCTAACTTTTTGAGGGTGTAAAGGATAAATACCTACTAAATGCCCTCTATTGTCATAAGATAAAAAAGCATAAGCATTCCCATGATGGTTTCTCCACATCTCCATTAATGTCATCATAGGTGTTGAAGTCATAAATGGATTTGGTGAAAATTTCAATTTTTGTAATGCCTCATGATTTAATATTTTGTTATTATCATTATCTTTTAAGTGTAAAGATAGTTTTCCAACACTTTCAGATAATACTTTTAAGCAAGTGAAATATGTTACTTCTGATAAATCCGAACCTACATTTATTCCAAAAAATTCACCAAAATTCATAGAATTAATTGCTGTTTTCTGCTTTTTTTCCTCTCCTTTATTAAATAATTTTCTAAATATATTCACTCTCTCACCTCCTTTTATTGATTAAACCAAGCCATTCTTCAACAGCTTCATCATTATTTACTGTTTCTTTTTTATTTATTAGCATAATCTTCCAGGCATCTATTATTGCATCAACAGGATCTATTCTATTTTTTTGAGATTGTTTATCAATTTTTTTCTCTCCAAAACTATTTGAAACAGTTGTAGCATTAGCAATGGACCATTTTAATAAACTGTTTCTCTTATCGTATAAAATTTGAACTGCCTCAACTGATAAAGCAAAATCCACTGTTGCATCATTTAAACTTTTTGCAGATTGTTTAACTTCTGTTAGATCACAATCTAAAAAATCTAAATCACTTAAAAAACTTCCAGCATTGTGAGCATCATACCCACACTCTAAAATTTTAATATTATATCTTTTAATTACTTCTTTTAAGTGAGTAACAATAAACTTATAATCAGTCTTTATTCCAAATGCTCCAGTAGTCAATGTTAAAAGTCCCTCTCTTACCCATATCCTATATGGAACATCATCAGTTTTTTCATGTTCCGATAATCTTAGTTCTGGCATAAATGAATGACTATATACATAAATCTTTTCATCCTTTAGTGGAAAAACTAATGCTATACTTGTTAAATCTCCACCCTTAGATAAGTCAAAACCTAAATAAGCCTCTTTCCCTTTCATATCTTCTAATGTTAAATCACTTTCACACTCTTTAAATTTTGCAAGGTCTATATACTGTCCATTTTTAGCTGTTACCCACATATTTAATTGCTTTGTTAAGAAGTTAGTTAATTCATCTCCACCTTTCTCTTTTGCATCTATTGCTTTTTGGCTATATAAAGCTATTTTCTTTTTGTTTGGTGTTATACCATCTTCCTCAAATAAAAAATAAGGATTAGATTTAAGCCAGTTCTTCCAGTCCCATATATCATCATCCTTATCCATTTCACATATAAAAATAAAGAGAGTTTCTTTTTCAACAACTCCCTCTAATATCTTTTCACAAAATTTATAGTGTTCATAACAGAAACCATTTAAGTTAAAACCTGCTGTAGTAATAGCCAATGTTAAAGCATTCTCAACATCAGCTTGACCATCTAGCAACAGTTTATACATCTGATTATTTGGGTGTGCATGTAACTCATCACATATGGCCAGAATATTTCCAAAACCATCCATTGATTTTGTATCTCTACCTATTGACCTTATAACAGTTCCAGTTGCTAAACTTTTTATAGTTCTATCATGTTCTTTTATTTTATAAAGTTCACTTAAATCATTGTCAGACTCTATAAAGTTTCTTATTTCATCCCATACTATGTTAGCTTGGTCTTGCTTTGTTGCAGCACAGAATATCCTATCTTTATTTCCTAACAATGTACTAAACATTGTGGATTCTGCTCCTGATAGAAAACTTTTTCCATTTCTTCTGCCAACTTGCAAATAAGCCTCTCTAAATCTTCTTTCTTTTGTTCTTTTTTTCTTCCATCCATGTAATGAACCTATTATAAATTCTTGAAAGCCTCTTGTTTTTAAATTAGTTCCATCTTTTAATGTTAAAGTATTTGCAAAATTTATAGCAAATTCTGCCTCTTCAACATCAAACTTATACTCTAATTTCTTATTTTTTAAATCATCTAAATGTCTTTTACATGCTAAATACTCCTTTCTGCCTGCTATTTTTTTACCACTTACAACTAATTTTGCATAGGCTGTTGTCCTATCTTTTATCATATTAGCCTTGCTTTCTTGTTTTTAACAAAGTTATAAATTTATTTTCAGCAGGTTCTTCTCTGATTGGTACAACTAATTTTAATCTATCTGTAGTTGCAAGTCCTAATTTTGTTGAGCATTGCATTATTTGTTTTACATATTTTTCCTGAACATTTATTAGAGGGTTTATAATTTCAATTTCTCCATTGGCAGTTTCTTTATAGCAAACAGGTCCTTCTTTTTGTAATTTCTTACTAACATTTACATAGCTATCATAAGAGTTACAGTAGATGGCTAATATTCCTAAATCTAAATTATCTAAAATATTTACTTTTCCTGCTTCAAAAACAATTCTGTCAAATTCTTCTTTTGCAGCTTTAGATAACCAACCAGGAGCAATTAAATTATCTCTATCTATTTTCAATTTTTTTTCTTGTTCTTGTCTAGCTTTTATTTTTTCTTTTCCGATTTTTCCTGAACTTATATCAATAATTTTTCTCCTTCTCCCTGCCATATTTTTTCACCTCCATAAACTGAAAATTTCATTTCTGGCATTTTCTCCAGAAAATAGAGGGGAAGCGGTATCAAAGCCAAAGACCAAAAACTTTTTTTGACTCCCCCCTACTTGTAATAATTTTTTATAATATTAAATAAAACTTCTTTCATTTTATTTTTACTTTCTAAATTTTTATTATACTCTGAATGGATATAGCTATGTGTTTTATCACTTACCCATATTAGGTTATAAATATCTAATGCTTTGCTTCTATCCTCTTCTAACTCATCTATATGATGTGAGAGAGTACCTTTTACTATGTTATTATTTATAACCAGTTCATATAAGTCTAAACCATTTGCTTTTAACTTACATAGTGCAGTCATGCTCTTCCAAGCCTTACTATGATAAAACTCAGCATTATCTATATTCCTGAACTCTCTATCATATATCTTATGCCTTTCCTTTGTACAACTGCATACTTCATTTATTCCTATTTTCTTTCCACACTTGCCACATATCTTCATTAACATAATTAACCTCTTGAAATAAAAAAAGAGAACCTTTTGAGTTCTCTTGATTTTAACTATTTTAAATTTCTAATTTTAGTGGAAGATTTTCTAAATTAAAACCTTCTTTACTAAATGAACCTATTTCTGTTATCATAAGCTTTAACTTATATTTTTCATTATAATTTTTATTTAAAACATCTTGATAAGACACATCTATATTAAATAAAACAATATCTTTTAATTCTAATTCAAATACTGCATTCTCTGCTTTTTCTAAATTTTCAAATTGCTTTTTTATCATTAAATTACAAATACTGATAATTCTTTTAGAATTATTTTCTATATATTCAAAAAAATATTTTTCTTTTGGATCTAGTATATCTAATATATAATCTAATTCATCTCTTATATATATATTTTCCCCAGGAATCTTAATAAAATTTATAATTTTATTTTCATCCCTTCTATAATTTCTTAAAATATCTTCTGAAATTTTCAATTTAATTTTTATATTCTTAGCAAACCTATATCCTATATTCTCTAAAAATATCCATTCACTTTCTTTTTCAGAATAATTAAAAGAAATCCTTTTTAATTTAATTCTTAAAAAAGGTCTATACATTTCTTCCCGATCTTTTTTAATTTCTTGAAGTGTTTTCCATGCTAGAATTAGCCAGCTAGCTGTAATGGAAATATTAATAATATTAAATGCTATATTTACTTTATCCATATATAATCATCTCCCCTAAAAAAATTTATATACTTTAATATAAAGTATAACCTTTTTTCACAAAATAAAAAAGACTTTTTTATGAGAAGTCAATAACTCATCTCTTCTTGAGGGGAGAGAAACAAAAAATTTAAACATTCATTTAAACTTTTCATTATACATAGTATATCACATATAAAAGGGAATGAACAGGGAGGAAAACGGTAAAATTTTAAAAATCTTCTAAAATTTCTTTAGGAAATAAATATAAGGATAAACTATCAATTAACCTATTTCTATGAGTTCTAAATGTTTTTTCACTGATATTTAATTCATTACAAATTTCTTCAACAGAATAATTTTCAAAATATTTTAATTCTATTATTTTATAATATTTATCCTTTTTTATAAATTTTAGAGCATTTTCTGTTTTTAAAATTCTATTTGTATATATCAATATTTCATCATTTATTTTATCTTTTATATATTCCTTTTTTTCTATATCTGGTTTATAGTCTACATATCCAACTGGTTTAGTGGAATCAGGATTTATTTTTTTAACAATTTCTATATTATTTAATTGTTCTTTTAAAGAATCTACCATTTTTTGAAAGTTCTTGTAATTTTTTAAAATAACTTCCACTTTCCTATATGGAGATTTTAAATTATTTATATTTTTTAAATCTTTAATTTTTGTTTCTACCCTTTCATCTATGATTTTATATATTTCTTCTTTTTTCACCAATTCCACCTCTTCATTTTTTGTACTTTCCATTTCTATAAGCATTCAATTTTTCTATATGCTTATTAAAATCTAAGTCTGTAACTTTGCATAACAATAATAAATTTATAGTGGCAGTTACTAAGTCTAATGCTTCTGCAACAAAATTATCTCTGTTTTTAACATATCTAAAATCATCATTTTTTATCTCAACTTCATTTAATAGTTCCTGGTACTCCTCTTTCACTTTATTAAGTTGAGCCATTGCTGTTGCATATGATATAGATTTATAGTTTTTAAGTTTATTAAAATTAATCTTTTCTTTATCTTTCCCATGTTCCCAGATATGAGTTTCTAAAATTGTACTAACACCATAAAAACTTTTTAAGCTATTTATAAAATCCTGAACAACTTCCTCTTGTTGCTCATCATTTAAAATATCAACAGCTTTATAATACATATTTCTAGTTTCTTCTATACCATTTAACAGATATTTTATTTCTATGTTATATTTAATCATTTTACTCATCACTTCCAGATTAACATTGCTATTGAGATAGCCTCTACAAATACTAATACGCCAAAGAAAAAGTTTAATTTTTCTGCTCTAGTCAATTCATTATCTTTTTGATAATAACTATCATTCCAGTATTTAGCATGATTTCTATAATATTCTTTTTCTTTCTCTGCTTTCTCTCTTTTTTCTCCTGCTTCTTTTGCTTGAGTTATATAAAATGCTCTTTCAGCTTCCAGTTTCTCAAATTTGTCTTTTAGATTTGCCTTTTCTTTGTTTTTAGTTAGTAAATTATTATTTAAAATTTCAATTTCTTCTTTTAAACTATCAATTTCTTTTATATAAGCCTTATTGTCTTGTTTATTATGTCTTAGATTCTTAACTAGATTTAATAAATAATCTTCACATTCTTTTATGCTGTTTAATTTACTAGCATTATAAATAACTCCAGCTTCTTTATTAACTTTTGTTATAAAAGTTCTTAAATAATCTCTTGTTTCTATTTTTTTAATTACCATCTATTTCTCTCACTTCCTTATTTAACCTCTTATTAATAATATCTATATTTTTTTCTATCAACTCAATTCCTATTCCATGCATTCCTAATTCTTTAGCAACAATTAAAGTGGTCCCACTTCCTAAAAATATATCTAACACAATACCATTACCTGGACAACCTGCTGATATACATCTTTTAGCAAGTTCTTTTGGAAAAGTTGAAAAATGAGCTTCTTTTATCCCCACAGTTCCAATACTCCAAACTGTCCTCATGTTTCTACCTTTTTCACTTAAAATATTTATCCATTCTTTACCTTCTCTCATTCCACATTTACTTTTACCTGCTTCTAAATATTTATGGGAATTAGGTATTTTCCCATCTTTAAAAGAGTTTAAAGTTTTATCTGCATAAGGTTCATACAGTTTATTAAAATAATATTTTTCTTTTTTTGTAAAAAAGAATACTTCCTCATAGTCATTGGTAAATCTATCTTTTACACTCTCTGGCATTACATTTGTTTTTTGCCATATAATTTTATTTCTAAGAATCCAACCTCTATTAATCATCTCTATCATGAACATTGCTGGTATTCCAACAAGACTTTTCTTTTTAGCCATGCATTTTATTTTTTTTAAATTTTTATCTTTAACATCTTTATAAAAACCTCTTCTTCCTGATGTACTAATGCTATTACTATGACTATAGCTATCTCCTAAATTTACAAATAAGGTTCCTGTATCTTTGAGAACTCTATAACATTCATCAAAAATATTACAAAGATTTTGAATAAATTCTGCAGGTGTTTCTTCTAAACCCAATTGTCTATTATCTCCATAATCTCTTAATCTCCAATATGGGGGAGAGGTGACTATGCAATCTACAGAGTTAGATTTTATTTTTTTTATCTCTTCTCTTACATCTCCATGCATTATTTCCATTTATTCTTCCTCCCAAATTATTCTCAATCCTGGTTGAGAGTTTTTAAGTTCCAAAGTTATTCCTTTTTCTGTTGTAATTAAATAAATAGTTTCTTCTTCTCCTATAACTCTTTTTATTTCTTTGATAATTCCAGCTTCATAAAAAGTGTTTGCTGCTCCATAAGCCTCTTTTCCAACAGCATACACTTCACTATGATATGGCATTTCTACATTTATTTCTATTATCTTTTTCATTACTTACCTCGCCTATTTTCTTTTTTCTATACAAGTTTCACAATCTGTTTCTGGACAATATATTTCTCTATTATTCCACTTTTTATTTGAAGTAAATTGATGTCCACAATTACATTGATATAGGTAGCTATTACTTTTTATTTGATTTTTACCATTTCTTTTTTTTAGTTTAGGTTTCAATCTTTTATAACCTATATTAATTTTAAAATTGACACTATTTCCCCAATATTGATGTCTACCTAAACCTGTATAAAACATTTTCCAACTTATTTTACAAGCCTTTTTATTATTAGTTTTTGAGTATTTTTTTGCTAATTTAATAATTTCTTTGCTTATTCTTTTTGACATTTATTATCTTCCACCCAATCAGCTATATGCTCCTCAACTCTTCCAAAATTTAAACAATTAGGACATACAAAACCTACAAACATATCTCCAGCAAAATTACCTTGTTCATCTGTCATTTGCCTATAATCTTCTATAATTTCTGTTTTACATTCTTTACACCTCCACATTATTTCCATCCCATTCCTTCATGTTCTATAAATTTCTCATCTAATATTTTTCCACAGTCTCTGCAAACTAGAAAAATTTCATCTCCTGATAAACATTGAAATGTACTTTTCTTTTTCATCCATCCTTTATTTTTATGTCTACAAAATAATTGTTTTAATTTTATTTTTAATTTTATAAAACTCATACATTCCTCCTAATTTGAATATCTTCCCGACATCAGCAAAACGATAAACTATTGAATTTTTAGCATTTTGTTGACTTCAACAAAATGTTTAAAGTACCTCTATTTCTACTCCTGCCCTAACCTTATCAACTTCAAAACCTTTGAAAATTGGTATTACATTAGTAGAATCATCATCTTCTATATATCCATATTCTTGCATCAAATCAAAAATTATTTGTGCAGCATTGATATAGTCAAACTTTCTTCTGCTATCTCTTATAAAATAAAGTTCTATTTTATAAGGCTTTTCCTTGCCTTTTAGCATTTTAAAAAACTCTGTTTTATTAAATCTCCAATCCATTTCTGATTTATCTATATATTTTCTTACAATTTTAGAATTTAAAAGCAACTTTTTACCATTTTTTAAAGTTACAAATTGCTTACTATTTTTAGAACTTGGAGTATTTCCAGCTATAAATATCATTCTTTATTCCTCCCAAAATGATTTACTCTTTGGCTTTCTCTTAGTTTGCCAAGTAAATTTAAACTCTTTTAACATTTCATTAAGCCTATCAGAAATTTTATTAATTCCCTTAAATTTTAAAAACTCAATCATTTCTTCAGCACTTAAATTTGTAGTTATTATCATTGGCTTTTCTGCATTATATCTAACATCAATTAAGCTATTTATCTTTTCTTTTCCCCATTCATCAGATATTTTTTCTGAACCTAAATCATCAATGAAAAGCATATCAGCCTCTTTTGCTGCTTCTAATAATTGAGTTTCAACTTGAAAATTATCTTTGATGGTTCTTAAATATCCAGCTAAGTTAAAACTTAACACTGTATAACCATGCTCAGTTAAATAATTACATATGCAGTTTGCTAGGAATGTTTTCCCAGTCCCACAGCCTCCTCTAAATAATAATCCATCATTTATTTCAAGTACCTTGTCAAAACCTTTAACATAGTTTTTAATTTTTCTATACAATTCATTTTCTGCCCTATTATTTCCTAAAATTGCATTTTTAAAACTATCTTTCCCAGAATTTCTGCTAGTTATTGATAATTCTTTAAACTTCTCAATTTTAGCTTTTATTTTTGCTTCTTTTTGACAAGAACATTCATTAAATCTAGTTCTACCTTCTGAAAATTCTAATAAAGTTGGTTCTCCACATTTTTCACATTTAGCTAAAATCTTCGGCTCATTGTTGGTATTTTCTTCAAGTATATTTTCTAAAAAATCTTTAACCACTGTATTTTTAGTTATTTCTTCTATTTTTTGAATACTCAATTTATCCTCCTCTCAGGATTTCATCCATAGTTTTTGAGTAGTCTTTTTCTTTCTCCTGGTTCTCTTCTTGTTTGAGTGAATAATTATCTCTAAGACAAGCTATAACCCAGCCATCAGATTTATTATTTTTATCAGCATATAAGAATACTTCTTTTATTCTATTTAAGTCAGAACAATATTTAAGAACATTATCTATTTTTATATTTCTAGTTTTAATTAAAAATTTAATTTCTTGTCTTATGATAGCAGCAACATTTTCTTTATTGTTGTTATTAATATTATTCTTATTAATATTATTCTTATTAATATTATTCTTATTATTTATTATTATTAGGGTTCCCTTTTGGTCACTAGTTAAATAGTATATGGTAGCCTTACCATGTTCTTTTTTACTTCTAATAAAACCTAATGATTCAAGTTCCTCTATAGCTTTAGATATCCCATGCTTTTTTTTGATATTTAAATCTTCCATTAGAGAATTGTAAGCATACACAAAATAAATTTCTCCTTCTGCATCTGTAAAGCTTTTTATATTCTCTTTTAAACAAGAAATTTTATATCTATCCATCATTAAGATATAAATATCAAAGGCAGTTAAACTAATTCCCCCTTCCCTTCTTAGCCTAAAAAGGCTTTTAGGGATTTGGTAAAATGGTTCATTGTCTTTCAAGTCCCTTACCTCCTTTTATTATTTAAAATTTAAAGCTAATAAGACAAGTATGACAGTTTCTAGGAATAAAGCTATTATTAGAGCTATATTAAATTTGGTTAATTTTTGATTTTTTTCAATTTCTTTATCATTTTCATTTAACCAGAATTTAACTCTATTTTTATAATAATTTTCCCAGTATTTGACATCATTTAATTCCCATTTTAATTGACCTATTTTATTTAAAAGTTTCTTCATATTCTCTTCTGTTACTTCTATTTTTTCAAATTTTATTTCTATGTTATTTTCCATCTACATAAGCTCCTTATTTTGTTAAAAATATACCTGTATGGTCTTTTAATTGTTGTCTGGGAATAAACTTTCTGCAACTTTATCTATATCTTTGTTATCGCCAGATTCTGTAATAAATTCACCTGTTTCAGCATTGATAATATCACCATTATTTTCAAGTATTTCAATTTCTTGTACTTCTGTACTCTTGTCATCTATAACTTTAAATGATTTTTCATCTTTTGCGGCCATTTCAAGAAATTCAACTGATACTGGTAACCATTTTAATAGTTTTTTTACTACTGTTTTTTGAGACATTTCCTCAAAATTCTTGTTCCATACATCATTTTTATAAGATCCTTTTCTATATTTTTCTTCATGTTTTACAACTTCATCTTTTGTCATATATTCAAATGCCTTAGCTCCATCTTTTAGAATTGCTACAGCATAAAAGCCTTTTATTTCTCCTCTTTCATCAAAATTTGGCTTATGTGTTAATGTTCTTGATAATCCATATTCAATGTTAAAGTCATCATTTTCATATACTGTATAACTGTATATATCAGATAATTGTCCACTTCTTCTTAGTAATTCAATTAATCCTTTATATCCTATTTGAAACTGACACTCAACAGTGCCAGCTTTCTTATTTTCAAATGGTATTAAATAACATTGTCCTAGAGTTCCTGGTTCTAAACCAAGTTGAGCAGATACCATCAATGCACCTAATAAACTTTCCTGGCTACATTTAGCAAGTTTTGGGTTTTGTCTAATTGTAGTAATAGCTATTCTAACAAACCTTTCACTATTTACATGTTTTGGCAATGCAGTTGCAAATTGCTTTGCTCCTGCTTGTATTACATCAAATATTGTTTTAGATTTATTTTCTTTTTTTACCATTGTTCCAGTATTTCCTGATGTTAAACTATTTTTTGCTGTTGGCATATTATCCACTCTCCTTATTCTTCATCTCTATTTTGATTTTTTTGTTTTCTGCCTCTTTTCTTAGGCTTTTCTTCTTCTATTTCATCTGTTTTATCAACTTCATCTGGATTATCTTCTTCTTTTTTGTCAGTTTTATCTTCTAAAAGATTTTGATTACCATTAACTGGTTCTGTTACTTCTACAATCTCAGATTCTTCAATATTATTTTTTTCATCTTCATCAAATAAAGATAAATTATTATTAGTTTTTATTGATGCCATTCTTTCAAATGCTTTTTCTATACAACTTATTGCTTCTATTTCTATTTCTTCAATAGTCATATTTTCAAGTTCTAAACCTTTATTTAATAATTTTTCATCAAAAACTTCTGCCCAAATAGCTTCTTCTAAATAATATTCAACACCATTTATTTTTGTTTTTGGTACTTCTTCTTTACAAACAATATTATTAAAAATTATTGTTGTTTCACTTAATTTTTTAAATTCCAATGATAATTTTGTATTTGAAGTTTCAAAAACCAATTTTGTTTTATCTTCTTTGATTTGTTTTTCAATTAATGCCCAACCTAAAACATTATATTTACTTCTTATAATTTCATCTGTATACCATTTTAAAATATTATCACTTATCATATTTGATACTCTCCTTTTTATTTTTCTAAATATGGCATTATATATTTACTTTCTTTTAAATAATCTTTTGTTTGTTCTTCAAATTTTTCTATATATTCCTCATATTCTTTAAGAAGCTGAGGCTTTTCTTTTCCTAGTTTCTTTTTGTCTAATGATTTTTTGCTTAAAATGTTAAATTTTGATTTTCCAACTACTGCTTTTAGAGTCTTTTCTCTAATCATCTCTAGCATTATTTCCTCTTTTAAAAGATTTTCAGTTTTTTCTAATTCTTTTTTCTCTCTTGTAACATTTTTTAACATTTCTACTTTTTCTTCAAAACCAACTAATTCAATAATTTTATTATTTTCTATTTCCATTGCCTTTTTCTTTAGATGTTGCATATATGCATCACTTCCATCTGGCATTGGTGGAATCTTTTTTAATAAATTTTCATTATAGAACTCAGTAGACTTATTTCTAATAAGTTCTATATCCTCCTCACTTCTTTCTACTTTAAATTCCTTATATTCATTTCCACCTATTAAAACAGCTACATAAGCAAATTTATAGCCAGTAAGCATTAAATAGTGTTGGATTTGAGCATAATAGCTCTGTGGAATAATATCTTCTTCCCATTCCCTTCTATTCCAAACAGAAGTTGTTTTTATTTCTAAAACTCCATAATCTCCTGTTTCTTTATCTTTTAATGCACCATCTAAATTAGCAATTAGAAAATCATTTACAACTGAATAAGGAACTTCATATACAATTAGTTCTTTATGTCTATTGGAAAACTCTTTTAAAACAGTTCCCTCTAACACATGCCCCCAATAGGTAGCATTATTTCCTTTGAAATCAGATCCTTCTGTTTTATCTACATAAACATCAACTATTGATTTATAAGGATTTACACCTAAGATAGCTCCTACATCAGAACCTCCAATTCTTTTTGCTCTAAGTTCATGCCAATCATCTTCATTATCATAACCAAGAACTTTTGTATTTTCAGTATTTGCTGTTACAGAAGTTTCAAATTCTTCCTTAGAGATTTCTATAACTTTTGCTTTTGCTGTTTCAATTAACTCTATTAATTCTTCTTTTTTTAATTTAGAATATCCTACTAATCCTAAACTTTTTGCTTCTTCTTTTAATTCTTTAACTGTCATTTTTTATCACTCCTTGAATTTTTTAAAAATTTGATATATAATTCAAGTAAAGTTAAATACTTGAATATTTTTTTCTAAACATCTAATAAACTTTGGTCGGTGCTATTAGATGTTTTTATTTTTTTATAACTTTTCCCTGCTAAAAAGTTCAACCAATGTGGTTTTATTATTAAATATTTCCCCCTTTCCTTTTCTTGATCTTTTATATAGATACAACCTGGAACTTCATTAGCTTGAATTAAACTATAAACATCATCTTTGTTTAATTCTCCACCAGATAAAGCAACAGCCTCTTCTACACTAATTTTATAATCTCCCATTTAATCACCTTTTTCTAAAAGTTCTAATGTAAATTTGCAAGTATCAACTATCCCTTGATAATATCTAACCATTGCATAAGCATGTCCTTCAGCAACTGGTCTATTTTCTTTTCCTATTTTGTAATATTCTTCATTTGCTTCTTTTAAATTTTCTTTTGCTAGGTTTAATTTAATTTCAATTCTTTCTTTTGCTGTCATCAATATCACATCCATTCTAATAATTTATCAAACGGATAGTTAAGACATAGCCATAAAATTTTAAATACCCATTTAATCTTAAATTTCAAATAGTTAAAAAATGTTACTTTTTTAAATTTTTTATTTTTCATATTTATCCCAAACCTCCCACTCCAAAACTTTTATACAATCTTCGATACCATCTACTTTTCCTTTTAGAAAACTAGGATATCTACCTTGTTTTTCTTCATCTTCTATTGTTTTTTGAGTGATTTCTAATTTTCTTTTAAATATTTCTAATAATTCATTTTTATCTATCATTTCTAGCCTCCATTTCTATGTACTTTTGAATAACTTCAATAGCATCTATTAACTTTATATTTTCAGGAAAAACTATAGCATTTACCCATTTTTGAAATACTTTACAGTGTATTTTGAACCTCCTTAATCTTCAAAGAAATAAATTCTTTCAGCATATTTATTATCCCAAGCACTTTTTGTTATAGCTTTCATTCCTAAAACATCTATAAAGTACCTGTCTAACCAATCTATATCTACATCTAATAAGTATCCCCATTCTGATGCTCTGCTAGAACTACCTGTATATGTAAAGCATAAACTTTTTTCTTTTCTTTCGTTGTACTGCTCTATGCTGTAAACAGCTCTTTTTATTAAATCTTTGTGTACTATAACTTTTTCCATATTTGTCGTATTAATTTTTATTTGTTTGTGTATTCTCATTTATTCCCCCCTTTATAAATACGTTCTTAATTTATCTAGTATAATTTCCTTAAATCTTTCAACAGTTATAAGTTCACCATTTTCTGTTTCTGCATTTTTATACATCATAAAAGTTTCTGAAAATTCAGTACACCATCCACTACCTACTTCATTTAAAACATCTTGGTATAATTCAGATTTACAAACTTCTTCATACACTTCTTTTTTTTCTTTATCTGTTAAATTTTTCCAGTATTTCATTTTTTCTATATCCTCCACCTCCTTATTTTGTGCTATAATCATCTCTAAGGAGGTGATTATTTTGAAAAAAGATATTGATTTTGATAAAATCTCAGAAGAAGTCTTAACTGAGTTTTTAGCTTCTATAAAAACTGATAGTGAAGCAGCTAAAATACAAATAGAAAATATAGCTAAGATTTCATCCCGTGTTTGCTCTTCAATACTTGCAAAGTATCATCAAGAACTTTTGAAAGATTAGATTGTTTCATATCTTCTTTTTCTTGAATTTTTTGCTCTAAACTATTCGCAGTAGTTTGGAGCTGTTTTTTTATTTGCTTTCTTATATATCTTTTATATTTTCTTGATTTTTGTTTCATACTCCTCCTTTTATTCCTATATATTTTTTATTTCTACTTATTTTTCATATATCAACCCCTTTTATTTTCTTGTAATTTTTCTTCTGCTATCTTATAATTTAATTACTGTACTATATAAGAAAGAGAGGTTATTATTATGTTGAATAAAAATCTTTATCCTTTATTAAAACTAATTCAAGAACATAAATACTTAAGTTCAGAAGATATTAAGGTTATATTCAAAAATAAATATTCTGTTTTTACATTTTCTAAAGAATTAAAATATTTCATTGATAATGGACTTTTAGCCCCTATGGATTATAATGTTACTTTAGAAAATGGTATTCCCATAAATTGCAAATTAACTCTCACCATTGCTGGAAAAAATGCTATTACAGAATATGAAGAAAAAATAAAAGATAATAAATTTAATAAAAGAGTATCAATTTCTGCTATTGTAATTTCCGTAATTGCTCTAATAGTTTCCATTATTTCATTATTTAAATAAAGAAATAATAGAAATAATAATAGATGAAATTCCTACTACAATTGCGGTAATTGATATTATTCTGTAAAAATTTTTATCGTTCATAAATCACTCTCCTTTTTTGTTTTTTGTTTCATATTTGGGACTAATTAACTAAAAAAAATTTCTTTAACATTTTCAATTTCTAAGATTTCTATCAGTTTTTTAGCTTCATCAATATCAAATTTTGCTCTTCCATTTAATTTTGCATTAAAAGATTGAACTGATAAATTAAGCTTTTTAGCTAAGTCTGTCTGTGTTTTCCCTTTTTCAGCAATTTTCCCTTTTAATTTTAATATATCCAAATTATCACCTCCATCTTGTCCCTTATATGAAACAAGTATAAACTATAACTTTTATTTTGTCAACCCATTTTTGAAACTTTTTTTTATTTTTTTTAAAATTTTGTTGCAAATATGAAAAATTAATTATATAATTAATTATAAAATTTATATAAGGGGGTAGTAAAATGCCTTATGAAATAAAAGATATAGTAAAAATTATAAAAAATAAGAGAGATGAATTAAATTTATCTTTGAGAGATTTATCTTCAAAAACTGGAATAAGTTCTTCTACACTACAAAGATATGAAACAATGGAAACTAATATGCCTATTGATAAATTTCAAATAATATGTGATGTTTTAGGTTTAGAAGCTGATAAATTATTATCAAACAAAAATTATAGTTCGCAAGAAAAAGAAAATAATATTTTTTCGCAATTAACAGATGAAGAATTAGCAAAATTAGAAAAATTTAAAAATATGTCAACAGTAATGTTTATGAATGAAGGGAACGATATTTCTGATGAAGATAAAGAAACTTTAGCAACAGCTTATGCAGAAGTATTAATTTCACAAAGGAAGAAGTGATGTGTAATGACTACAAAGTCTATAATAAATACTGCTCTAAAACTTCGTAAAGAATATGGTAATATATACAATTTAATAAAAGATAAAGGAATTATATTAAAATATGTAGATTTAGATAGCAGCATTAGGGGTTTATCAGTTGATAATGTTATTTTTATTAATTCAAGTATTTCAAATTTTGAGAAAGATTTTGTCATAGCTCATGAGATAGGGCATTATATATTTCATGATGATTCTATAAGACAATTTAGTAAGATTGAAGCATTTAAAGGCTCGAGAGAAGAAACACAAGCTAATTTATTTGCTACTATATTTTTACAAGCTAAATATAAAGATTGTGATAATAATGATGAGATCCAGAAGATTATAAATTATGTTTGGTGCAATTACTTAAATTTTAAATAAAAAAATACCCCTCTCAAGTTCGTAACTCTAAAGGGGTTAAAAAGAGTGTGATGCTCTTCTGTTAAAAGCTATTTAGATTATATCACACTCATTTTTATTATGCAAATAAAGGAGTGTGATTTTTTTATGAGAGCAGCAAATGGAATGGGAACTGTTTTTAAACTATCAGGAAACAGAAGAAAGCCATGGGCTTTATTAGGTCCTAAATATTACAACATAGAAGAAAAGAAATATAAAAGAGATTTTATAGCCTGTTTTAAAACTCAAAAAGAAGCTGAGACTTATAAACTAGCAATGTTTACAAATAATCTTGAAATGTTAGAAAATACAGGAGTAAAAATTGCTAAGAAGAAAGAAAAAGGTATAACTTTTGAAGAGTTATATAGATTATGGATTAAGTCTAAAGAAGATGTTAAACCAGGAACCAAATCTAACTATGAAACTAATTTTAAAAGAAGTAAAAAGTTATATGGATTAGAAATAGCTAAGATTAATGGTATTATATTACAAAACATCTTTTATAGTTTGGATCTAACTAATAGTACATTAAGATTATTAAGAAGTTTTTGGTCTAATATTTGGGACTTTGCAATTCTAAATGATATGACAACTAAGAACTATGCTAAGTTTTTAAAACTTCCAGTTCAAGAAAAAGGTAATAAAACTGGAGATAGAGAAAGACCAATCAGTAAAGAAGAGTTACAAGCTTTATGGGATAACTTATATAATTATGATGTAGACAAGTATAGAATTATAGATATGGTATTGATTCTGTGTTATACAGGTTTAAGAATAAGTGAGCTGTTAAAGGTAAACAGAAAAAATATTTATCTAAAAGATTATTACTTTGAAATAGAAGCGTCTAAGAGTAAAGCTGGAATAAGAAAAGTCCCTATTGCAGATAAAATACTAGAGCTTTTTAAGAATAGATATTTCAGCAAAGATAAACATTTATGGCAGAGACTTGATGGCTTAGAGTATGATTATGATTCTTTTGATAATCATTTCAGAATATTGTTTAGAGATATGGGCTTATCATATCATAGCTTACACGATACTAGACATACATTCGCAAGTCTATTATCAGATACTGTAGCAGATAAAGATGCAATTATTAAAATGATAGGACATTCTAGCTATAAAACTACATCTGAGGTTTATGTACATAAGAACCTCAAGAAGTTAAAAGAAGCTGTTGATGAGATATAAAATAACAGTATATAAAATATATAGTTATTATT